ATCTACTGCATTTATATACGCATAATTTACTGTGCCAGTCTTTGTACCTTCCACATAAATTATTGCTGTACAATCATTAAATTGTATATTACCATTTACAATTACCCCTGGATCAAATTTAAAATCTAAACTGCCTGATCCTAAGATCCCATTAAATGATACGCTTTCATTATAAATACTAGATCCAACGCCACCTGGATTAGAATCTATAACATGAACTGTTATATCCTCATATAATACTTTTGGGATCGTTCCATTACTTGTTAATCTTGTTAATGTTTTATATGGGTTGCCTATTGCACCTGTTCCAAAATCATTGCCTGCATATGAATCAACATAATATATAATTGGGTATCTAATAACATTCATAATATTTTGGCCTATGAATTGATCGGATCTGATCTTTGAGTATGAAAATTCATCAGGGCTAAAATATCCAATTACTACTGGTGGTGTAGAATCATCCTCATATTTTATAGAACTTGCATATTCCCCCTCTACTGTTTCCATCCTGATCCTTGATCCTGTTTGTGTGGCCTCAAATGCGTTTGACATATCCCAAACTTCTTGGCGTGCTGCAACTTTTTTGGCTGTGTCCATGTTTTGTTTGTTTATATCAGAATTATCCTTTACATAATTACCTAGCGTAATATCTGTATTTTCTCTATTTAAAAGATCGTGCGTTATTTCAATTAAATTTGCTGTAACATCTAAAGGTATTCTAAAATTTTCATCTAATAATAGGATCTGATCACCTAATCTTATTTTCTCGAACTCTAGGCCTGCAATACTTTCAAGATCTAAAATTTTTGCCTCATATGTTAGTAATGGCTTATTATTTTCTTGTAAATAATCCCATGTTTTTTGGATCAAATTTAAAGGATTACTTTCATTATCATCTATATAAAAACCGAATCTATTTAATGTACCGCCCGCCCTGCCATATAAAGCCTTTGCATTAACATCCTCTATCCATTGCTGATTAATGGGCTTGTTAGCCTCAAAAGAAGGATGAAATTCATCAAGCCATAAAATTCCTGGTTCTGCTGTTGGTATACATGTCTGAAATCCAAATTTAACTCCATCAATGCCCGCTGGAACTGTAGTTATTAATTCTAATAGTTCCCAATGATTATTTGTTTTAGGCCTCAATGCTGCCCATTTTCTCGTGCCTGTATAAACTCCTGCTGTAAACCAATAAAAAAGCATTGTTACTAATTTTTGTTTACCTGTGCTTATTGTAACTGGTGTATAAACCCATACATAAGCACGCATATATTGCCCTGGTGTTACTGTATATATTGTTGTTGTTATTGCTGTTGTAATAGGTGCTATTAATGTATCTGTTATTAGCATACTTGACGAATCTTTATAACTCCTGCCAGGTGAACTGACTGCTGATCCACTTGTAACTGTCCAACTCGACATATCTTCAAACCCATAGTTTGTATATGTTGGGAAATCATTACGCCATATAATGCTGCTAAAGTTTTGCCTTATATCTACTGTTTTATTTCCTACTTGTGACATCTGCGCAAATATAGCCTCTTGTGATTTACTGACTTCAATGTCCTTACCTTTGCCATAACATGCTGTAATAAGGCTGCTATTATCTGTTGTTCTTTTAATACTTGTTATGTCCTTACCTATAACAGATCTTTTGCCCCTGAATGCTCCTATGGCCCTTTTATAATCTACATATCTAGCTGTAATAATGCTGCCAGTTAAAACTAGCCTGAATTTAAAATTACCACTACTATTATGATCTATATTTCTAAATAACCATCTTTCCTGAAGATCTGCCAGGGCCTCCATACTTGACTGATAAAAAAAGTTTTGCGAGAATATACCAAAACCATCAACCACTCCTACTGACCACCTACTGCCAGTTAATGCAGCTGTTAATGCATCTGTAGCGTTTGATTGCAATGCTCTTTGATCCTCTATTATATTATCTCTTAATTCATAGAATACATTTTCGCAATAACATTTTTTTACTATTCCTGCGCTGCTTTCTTCATCTTCAATTTTTATTATTTCAAACATATTAAATTCATTATCGAGATCGTAAAATGCAAAATAATTTCCTTCTATAACATAAATACTTTTATCTATATAATCCGCTATGGTAACATCTAAAGTATTCTGATTTAAAGTATTTTCAAGATGTTTTGCCTCAATAATCTCGCTTTCATTAAGAATTGTTATTAAAATTTCACTCGCATTAAATATATAAAGATCCATTTTATAACCCCCTAGCCCTGTTTTTTCTGTCTGTTTCTTTTGCTATTTCAATGCTGATTAATTTAGCAAATGCTGCTGGATCTTTCACATCTCCGTTAATATTAATTGTTATTCCATTACCCATGCTAAGTGATCCATTCAGGCCTGACAACCTGGATAAAAATGCATTTGCAAATATATCCGCTGCGCTGCCCTCAAGTGGAACTATAGCCTCACGCCCACGTTCGCCTAGTCCTGCTAGTGTTGGCTGATCAAATATTCCGCCTTTTGCATTCCAATTAAAAGATGGTACGCTTAAAGGATTGATACTAAAACTGCCTGTCCAGTTAATATGTGGTAACTTAGGCAACTTTATTTCAGGTATAGCCAGTTTTATATTAGTAAATAGATCTTTTAAAATTTGTACCCATAATTTTATTGTTGTTACTGCTGTTATTATATTTGACTTTAAGGTATTAAAGCCTTTAATTACATTAGTTATTGGAGATATTATCAGATTAAATATACCTACTATTTTAGGCCAATTATTTACAATAAAATTAACTACTTCTGAAACATCATCAATTATCATTTGTAAAGTTGGTAATAATATATTTATAATTACCCATACAACTATATCTAAAGTTGTTTTAATAATAAATGATATTGTTGGCCAATTTGCAACGATCCAATCTACTATAGGTTTCAAAACCGTAACTATTAAATTAAATGCTGGTATTAAAATATTATTAATAATTTGACTTATCATATTTGCCACTGTGAAAATTATTTCTTGTATTTTTGGCCAATTCTCAATTATCCAGTCTTTGATTAACACTAAAATTTTCCAAAATAAATTAAATATTGGTATTAAAATTGTATCAAATACCATTTTAATATTGGCTGCTACTGTTGATATTGTATCTTTTATCATAGGCCAATTTAAAATAATCCAATTTACTGCATCTCTTATTATTGGCATTAAAAAATTAAATGCTGGTATTAAAATTGTATTAAAAACTTCACTGATCTTATTTGAAATATCATTAATTATAGGATATATTTTTGGCCAATTTTCTATAATCCAATTTACTACATTTTCAATTATTACTTTAATATTTTCTATTATTGGTTTTAAAAAACTTAATATTGATGCCCATGCTGCATTAACTTTGTCCCTAAATTCTTTATTTTTTGTATAGCAATTATATAAAGCTAATGCAATTCCTGCTACTGCTAATATTACTAAACCTATTGGGCTTAATAAAAAACTAAATATTCTAGCTAATTTGCCTACCGCTGTGATCATAGATCCAAATATAAATAATGCAGGGCCTATTGCTGCAACTATTCCAGCTATTTTTATAATTAACATTTGTGTTTTTGGCGATAATTTACTAAATGCCTCTACTAATTTTGTGGCCTTTTGAATTATTGGTGTAAATAAAGGCAATAAATTTTTGCCTAATGTTGCATATAAATTGTCAACGTTTGATTTAAAAATTCTCATACTATTTGCTGCGCCATCTGAAGTTCTCGCAAAATCGCCTTGAGAATTTTTTGTTTTATCTAAAACATATTTATATCTTAAAGTAACTCTTTCATTTTCAGACATATTTTTATATGCTTTCTTTTGGCCTGAACTTAGGGCATAGGCTGTTAGTGTTGCATCTGTCATAATAATACCTAATTGTTTTAAACTATCCCCTTCACCTGTAAATATTCCTTTTAGGGCATCTGATGCCTGATCCACTCCTATGTTTTTAAAACTTGCAAGATCTCCTGCGAGGCCTGCCAAATTTGTCGACATTTTAGCAGCTGCACTTGTTGATATTCCCATGCCTGATGCCATATCACCAAATAAACTTGTCATTTCTAAAGCTGCATTTGTAGATAATCCAAAATTTTTCGTTGCTGTGGCTGCCCATGCCTTAACTTCTTTTGCATTGCCTTTAAATGCAACATCAATTTTATTCATATTTTCGCTCATATCTGATGCTGCACTAAACATTTTAGTACCCAATGCAACTATTGGCGCTGTTAATCCTAAAGCTAATTTTGCCCCTAATCCTGAAACACTTGATCCTGCCTTTGTTAATGATCCACCAAATTTATTAAGGCTCGCTTGCGCTGGGCCTGTATCTACTGTAACTAATGCATAAAGTTCGCCTACGTTTAAAGCCATAATCCCACCTCCTATAAAAATTGATTAATTATAGAATTACCCCGCTGCTTGGTACTGACAACCGCACTTTTGCCCTCTTTCCTTGCCTGAATCATATTAACTATATTACTTTTTATTGATAAATTATCCAAAAGTAACTCAAATTTTCGCCATGACAGGGTATTTATGGAAAAAGACAGATCCATGCTATACTCACGCATAAAATCTGCCTCTATTGCTGCCCAGTCTGCAATAATATCAACTACTTTTGTATTTGAAAATTTTCTTTGTCACCATTTTTACTCTCTATGGTTTTATTATCTGTTGTTTCATCTTTTGAATTAGGATTACCATATTCGGCTGCTGCCCACTCAATAACATCTTCCATTTGCTGAACTGTAAAGCCTTTTATCATAAGATCTTCTAGTTGATCCTTACCGAGTAAACTTTCACATATGTTTAATACAACCCCTGGATCAAGATCCTTTTCTTTTTGGCCTCTTAAAATTTCAATCATTAACTTTGCTGGCATACTAGCTGGCATTGTATATTTTGTATGAAATAAAGAAAACACTAATAAAACACTTTTCTGATCCTTATAAAAATTATCAAAATCTTTAAATTTAGCCATGTTTAAAGCCTCCTGTCATTTCTTTATATAGTAACTGGCTTACCTGAAACCGTTAATGTAAAGCCCCATGTTGTAGGATCATCATTGCCCCCGCCTATATCTGCGAGTACAGAAGATGCGTAAAATCTGCGACCTAATCCACCAGGAGAAACTAACTTAAAATCACCTAAACTATCATTGCCAGTTTTTGCGCTTAATGTTTCAACGAACTCTTGACCTGGTGATCTATCCCCTAATGCTGGATCTTCTAAATAAAAACCTTCTGCGCTAATTTCCACGCCTCTACTTGCAACCAAACTTTCTGCATAACCATCTGAACAAAAGTCTGTAGTATCTGCATCATTTTTAGAATTACTAAATGTAAATGTATTGATCCCGCATGTAATATCATTCCATACTGGCACTGCAAATGTTCCACTATTTATATAAAATTTCCAGTCTCTTGCTAAAACTTTAGCTATTGCCATTTGAACGACCTCCCTCAAAATTCATTATTTCTATTGTTAAATTTAAACTAAATTCAAATCTTTTATTTTCATCTTTCCCAATATAATTAGGGCCTGCCTGATCTGCTAAACAACTTACTATCCATATTCCATTTGCTTTAAAATAATTGTTATGAAAACCATGCAGCGTATTATAAATATTTTGGCCTCTTTGCTGCGTTTCTATGGCCCTTGTGCCTCTAATAATTAATTCTATTGATATTGGATCATAACCCAATTTACCATCCCCAGGGCTGCCACCTCTATTATATAAACTAATTGAATTATCAGGGCTGGCGGGCATTGTCATAATAAAGATATTGCCTGAAGTTCCAACTTCATCAAATATACCAATATTTTTAAATTGTAAATATTCTGCAATTTCTGAAATTAACATTATCTTAGGCCCTCCCGCATAAACTTTGCCATTGCCGCCTGAATTACTTTTGCATTTGCATTTTTTGCATCTACTAACCACTTGCCTCGGCCCTTGCCCTGAAAATGATATTCAGGATGTTCATGCAACCTTATGGCATATGGCGTATCATAAAAAACTGATGCTGTTGGTGGATCTGTTTGTGTATCTACTGATCCACTATTCTCTAGCGTTCCAACATCATGCGGTACGTGATCCTTAGATTTTTGCAGTAATATTTCTGCGCTCTTTCTTACTGCAATAACTGCTGCTGCTTTCACTTGATCGTTAACCTGTGCAACATGGCTTGTAACTCTTATATGAACTGTCATTTTAATAACACCTCTTTGTGGCTGTAGCTGCTTATTGTCTGTTGCTTTGCTAAAGAGATAACTATATATTGTTGATCCTCAAAATATACTTTGCTTTGCGCTGTAATGTTAATTCCTGGGCCTATAAACATTCTGCCAGTGCTTACAACTTCATTTCCATTTGAATCTATTACTTTTTGAACTAATGGCTCAAATCTGCATTTAATTGCTGTTGATCCTGTAAATAGATCCTCATATGCATTTTGCCCTAAATAAACTTCTATTGTTGCATCTTGCGTTAAAAGAAAACTAGGTATATTAAACATGTAAAAACCTCCTAATAAGCACGCCATACACCTCTATACATTAAACCTACTAAAAACAAATACCTGTTGGCTCTAGGTGCGAGTACCGCCATACTTGCGTTGGATGATCCTGATCCTGATCCCCCAAAACTCATGCTGAAATTACCAATAGCAAAATTTGATATATTACCCGCATTAACTATGTCTGTATCTGCTCCTAAATTTAACCAGTATTCTATCTGTGCACTTGTGGCATTTTGTGCTGCCAGGGCCACGTCTGCATCTTCAATGGCTGTCCCTAAATTATTAAGATTATAATCCATTATTTTATTAATAGTAATATAATCTATTAATTCCTGTGCCCTCATAATCATTGCTAATATATTAGTAGGTAATGTTGTTACTGCAACGCCCATAAATGCTGCAACCTGTGCTGGTGTTGCATATACTACTGCCATTTACATGCGCCCCCTTTATTTATTTACATATGCTGTTGCAATGGTAACTGTTGCTATTGCACTAAATGTTAGCTGAATATGTCCTGTCCCATCATTGAAACGGTCTACTTCATATGGGCCACATTGGCGTTCTTCAGCGTTGGTTACTGTAATAGTAACATCATGATCAACGCCCTGATTACATGGTAAAATGCTATTTGCTACTACTGTGATTGGAGATCCTCCACCATTTTTAATAAAGAAAATTGTATTTCCATCATTATAAAGGCTCATACTTGTTGTTGCTGCTACATATACAAGATCTGTTTGTGCGCTCATAATTAAACCCTCACTTTCAAAGCTGCGACTGTTAGCGTTGTTACGCCTGAATAAGTAATATTAACCAAATTATTTGCATCATTAAATCTGTGTTTGCTCATAAAATTTATAACTGTAGAACTGCTTGCTGGTACTGTTATTGTTTCATTGTGTGTTATTCCGTAATTATCAGGAATAAGAGATGTTATTGTGATAGTTTTTGCTACTACCTGCGCATTGATTAGATAAAAAATAGTTTGTCCATTATTAACAAAATAATTTCCATCGACATTAGCTGCCTCATATGTTGCCTCAAGGCCTGTATTAACTAATTGTTGAACTAAAACCTGACTTGCTGCCATTACAATTCCCCCTTATATTTTATATTTATTTAGTTGATTTATAATTTTGAACTATTTCAGAATCTAATAGCGGCCTATTATATATTCTAGCCATTTTTAAATTGCCTTTGAATTGCCTGTTGAGGCTTGGATTATTACCTATTAAAACATCATTTGTGGTAACTGGTGTTGTTAATGCATGGCCCACGCCATTATCCCATCTACCATTTATAAATAATTTTGCGTTTGTTCCATCCGTTTTTAGTACAATATGGGTTAAAACATTTTTAGGAATTGCAGCGCTTGAAAACAAAATTGATGCTCCTGCTCTTAAAAATACTATTGCCCTGCTTGATGTTATTGCTAATGCATAACTATCTTGGCCAGTTGTTAATTCTTTTGCAATAATATGGCCTGTTATTATTGGATCTACTGACACACTTATTAATGTTTCTAATGTAATATAACTTGAATTAAATGTAGTTGAATGTCCAAAATTAATTACATCATTTGATCCATCATATTGTATGCCACCGAAACCATCCGCCCCACTTGCTGCTGTATAAGCAAAATTTGCAGGTGTTCCGTTATTACCTATTAAACTTCTGTCTGTCATTGTTGTAGTGTTAGGGCTATTTTTAAAATCATTTCCATCAATATATAAAACCAAACCATTTTTAATATAAGGCTTTTTTATTGGATGAATTATTATATCCATAATTCCCCCCCTAATTAAGCAAATAAAATTTTAGTATTAATGTTATTACTTCACCAGTTAAAGGCGTGTATGCTAATACATTTACTGGTGCAAAATATAATTTGCCTGCTGCATCTAGTTTGCATTTCCTTAATATTTCCGTTTGCATACTTAAATTGGATGTTGTTCCATATTTCCTAGTTGAACTGATCCCATCTAATGTTGTTACAAAATTTGCAACCATTGCTGCTGCTGTTGGATTAAATGTTATATAATCCGCTAATGAAGATGTCGTTGCTGGATTATTAACATTAAATAGATCTATATATCCACTAAATGCACTATTTGCGCCATTATCTGATGTTATAAATGCGCTTGTAATTGCTATCCTTCTATTAGCTAAATTTAGGCCTGTTGCTGTGCTTAAATCAAGTGTTGGCAATATACTAGCTGCATTGCCCAAAATTAATTGGCCTGGTGTATATGCTGTAACTGTGGTGGATCTAGTTATTGCAGCTTGAACGCTAAATGAAGGTGTCACATCATATAATGGATTAGTATTACTGTTATCAATATTACCAATTAATAGCCCAACTTTTTGATTTCCAGGTGTTAACATCTGTTCACCCCCTATAATATTGTGCCTTTGATTGTTACATAAAATTTTTCTGCTGAAACTGGTGTATAATTTGCGCTTGGTACTAATGCGAGATATAATTTTTTATTTGAATCTAAAGTGCATAAATTATATAAATTATTTTTATATATTAAATAGCAATTCGATCCATCATTTATTAATGTAAAATTATTAGTTTCAATTGCCTCTTTTTTGGCTGTCATTTCTGAATAACTTAAATCAAATACCATATTATCTGTTAAATCTTGACCAATAAAAGTATTTGAATGAAAAAAATACATATAAGGATCAATTCTTGGCGCTCCTGTTGTCCTATTACTTGTAACTGATATAGTTTTAATAATAATTTGTCTGTTTGCTACATCTCCATAACTTGTAAAATTAAATTCAGGTAATACTATTGATCCATTATTATTAACTATATCTCCCTTTGTATATCCTGTAGTATTTGCGGGCCTTGTAATCTCTAAATTTACGCTAAAATTTATTGATGGTAAATAAGTTGTATTCGTTTCTATATTTTTTAATCTGCCTAAAACTGTGTTAGCTGTTGGCACTGCTTGTACTTCTCCTATTTTAGCTTCAATATTTGTTGTACTTGTTTTAATTAATCCAACATCTGTTTTTGTAGTAGATAGATCACTTTTAATTGTTCCTATATCCGTTTTTATTAAGTCATTATTAATATTTAATTCTCTTAAATCGCTGTCATTGGTGGCATATCTGTTAGGTGTTACTGTCATTTATTCACCCCCATAAGTTTAATATGCATACCATAACCATCTAAACTGAAGATTTAAAACGTTTGTATCTGCGGCCCTGGTAAACTTAAATAAATATTTTTTATTAGCTTTGAATAATCTTTCGACTTTATCCTTCAGAATATTTGAGGCTTGTGGGAAATCGTTTTGCCTGATGTATGGCTTAAAATCTGAAATTAATGTTCCTTCTCCACCATATACCCCCACTGGGTTTATAGTATAATGGCATATTGGTATATCAGGGAAATTTCTATTTAAATTTATTGTACTTGGTGGTGTTCCTGCTGTTAATGTTGTGATATTCTCCCATAATTCTAAAACTAAAGTATTATCAAAAGGCACTAATGTTAGGCCCTGCACTAAAAACTGGCACGCAACATCTGCTGGTATTTCAAGTAGCATATACTTAACTGTTTCACCTGAATTAAATGTAAAATTTGCTATTCCATTAAATAGACTTCCATCTATAATTTGCTGTACTGTATTATCTACTGACTTATAACTCGATATACTTGGCATTTCTTACACCTCCACTATAGAAACTAAGTTAGGTACGCCATAACTGATGCCATATAAAGGTGTTGGAACGTTTATATCAACATCAAAAGATCCTGTTGCGCCTGGTGCTATTAACATCCCTGCTGTTTTACTTACCGTATTTTTATTACTAATAAATACTGCACTTAATCCATTATTTAATATTGAAACGTTTTTTCTACCAACTAAATCTGTACCTGTAGCATTTATTAATGTTGCTGTTAATAATATTTTTTTCGTTCCGAACTCTGAATTTGCTGTTATTGGTGCTACTATAACCGTTAAAGGTGTTGTTGTTAATGGCGTTAAATCTACAACTACACCTGGTATTAAGGCCATTTATAACACCTCCCATTCAAGGATCTGAACGCTTGCTGTTGCAACATCTGATAATAATGAAATAGATCCCATTGTATCAAGATCAAGCACGCTGTTAGCTAATAATTTAAAACCATTAGCCTCCGCTAAATCTGTTCTACCTTCTAAATCAACCCATAAATTGCCACTTAAAACATGCAATATAGCTTTATACCCTGTTACATTATGAAATAATACAACTTGTGCAACCGTAAATGCTGGCGTAACTAATGTATGTTTATACTTAGCCATAATTTAAACCCCCTTTTGGGTTTTATTTAAGTTTTTTTTAGGTTTTTTTAACTCTTTCATTCCTGCATTTTTAAACTGATCCTCTTTACCTTCCAGGATCTTATTTTTAAAGCCTGTATATTTTGGGAAATCATTATCATTTATTTCAGTTTCAAGATCTTCAGGATCTTTTATTGGATCTTTTGGAACTAAAGAAGATGCGGCAGCTTTTTGATCTGCTGCATCTTTTTTAATAGGAATGTTTATATAGTTATCATCAAGATCTAATCTTTTAATAAGATTTATATTTGATGCTGACCATATAACACCTGTTTCCAAATTTTTATATAGTTTTACTTCTAAATTATGATCTATTATTTTAACGTACCCACTGCAAATATTGTCCCAACAAAACCTGCCTCAAAATCTAAATAAATCTTCCCAATATCTGCTCCTGAAGTTATTTCATATCTCATGCTTTCTAGTGCTACCATACTATAACCTACTGTTGCAACTAGATCGACTATTAAATCATCTGCTGCACCATAAATTGATTTTACTGTTAGTTTGTGTTTTACTGCATTTGTTTGTTTTACAACTAATATTAAATTCTCGCTTACTCCTGCATCTACTATACAACCATCTGCCACTACTGGAATTAAAGGTAATAAAATGCAATCTTTAAATGTATTTGCTACTAATTGATTAACTGGTAAAACTTGTCTTGCCATAATAAAACCCCCTTATTTTAATGTACCTACTGCGCATATTGTCCCAACAAAACCAACCTCAAAATCAATGTAAATTTTTCCTTTATCTGTACCGCTCATTATTTCATAGTTTACTGTATCAAATAATAATGATGCTGCACCTGTATTTGCTCCTACATCATATTTAAGGGCCTTTGTTAATCCATCCTGTGCTAATATATATATCTCGTGCGCTGCTGCATCTGTTTGTGTTACTACTAACATTACATGTTCGCTTATTCCTGCATCTACTATACAACCATCTGCGGGAACTGGTACTAATGGTAATGCTTCAATATTTAAAAATGTATTAATAACTGATTGTGTAACTGGTAATACTTGTCTAGGCATAATATACCCCCTTATAATATTTTATAAAAGGATCTGTTTAAGATCCTTTTAACTATAATGCTGGTCTATTTACAATTAAACATGCGAGTGCTGTTGGTCTTGTTACTTTAGCACCATATAAATGAAGGCCCTTCAATGCATCTGCGAATCTCTTTTCAGGACGATATGCTTCAGTATTATTAATCTGTTCTGCATATGACCATGCACCATTATAGCCTGCAATAACTTTAAATTCAGTTGTGATTGTTGCATAAGGTACTTGATTAGATTTTAATACTGTAAAGCCTGCGGCCTCTCCCACCTGTCCATTAAGCAAAATTGCACCGACATTATTCTCAACAAAACGATCATCTTTAAGTAATAGGCCATGAAACCATGAAGGAACTACAACAAATCGGCCTATTGTTGGAACGTTGTTTTCATCTAATAAGATGCCCAAATTAACTAAACTTTCATATGCATCTGTAACCGCTGTGAAAACCGTTGGCGCACCGACTGCACCTATTAAGTTTGTAGCTGCTATTTCTGTGTAAAGGCCTGCTATATATGCATCTGATACAACCGCTAAACCATAGCCCGCCTCTGCCATTGCTTGGCTCATTACTTTTGGGTTCTGTTGTGCTGTGTCAATATCATCTATTTGAAAATTGTAATATTTACTTTGAGATATTAATAACGTTCTTGATGTATCTGTTAATGTTTCAGGATCACCAATGTTAGTATTTTTTGCATACGTTGCCACTGTGACAGGCCCAATACCATTAATTTTGACAGTATCTCCAAATACTGATATTTCTCCCTCATAATCCCTATTTACTACGCCAGGCTGACCATAAATCAACGCCTGTTTAAGTGTAACTAATAGTTGTGCTGACCATACTGCGGGTATAAAATTATTAATTGTAAATCTATCTAAAGTAATGCTGTTAAAGTGATTGAAAAGGTTCTGTTTTGCGTTAAATTCCTGTATAAAATTTAATTTGATCATATAAATTTCCTCCTAATATTTTTATTTTAATGGATGTGCTACCATAAATTCTTGAATGGCTGGCATCTTTTTCACGACTTCTTCAGGTGACATTTTGCGTATTAAATCATAACTAAGTGGCTCTTGCGATCCACCTTGAAAACTTGATCCTCCATTACCTGGTAGATCTGCTTTTGCATTTCCTAATAGTTCAGGAATATCCGTTACAATCTGCTTAATTTGATTATTTAACGTTATTGGATCTAATTTCCCATCTATTAATTCAAGCTGATCAAGATCCATTAATTTCATTAAATAATTTACTCTTTCAGGTTTTACACCTGCCGCCCCTGCTGCTGTTTTAATTTCTGCATTTTTTAAATATGAATTGTTTTTATTTATTGCACTATCTCGTTCTGTAATTAGTTCTTGTTGTCTTTGAATAGCTTTCTCAAGATCTGTCTTACCTTCCTGATCCTTTAAAGCCTTATCATCTAACATTGCTTTTAGTGCTGTTTCATCTTTTAGGCCTAATCCTTGTAGTAGAGTTGACATTTGCTTTTTACCTTCCCTGGTAACTCTTGCCATGAATGATTTTTCATCAGGAAAACTAGCAAATGGATCTTTACCTTTTGGATCTGCTGGTGGATCTCCTGCTGCTGGATCTGCTGGTGGATCTATTGGTATTTGTTCTCCTGGTGTTTCTGCTGGTGGATCTCCCGCCCCAAATATATTAAGTCTAAAATTAAACATATTTTTTAATTTAACTAACATTCCAAAACCTCCGTTTTATTGGCTTACGTTGCCCCTATCTTTTGTATAGCGCCATAGTAGCGCATTGATTATATTTAATTATTTTTATAATTAATAAGTTTTTCAACTAATTGACTTTCATTCATAAAATCATTAAATCTTTTTTTAATATCATTTCTTTTTTTTCTAATTTCTTTAGTTCTAACTATTTGCAGCTTTTTAACTACATATTTTTTTCTTTCTGTCTCCATATTTTCAGTTAATATTTTATTTTCTGCATATGATTTTTTATCCAAATTTTTTAAGATATTAACATGCTTTATTCGCTCATTTTCACTATCAATATTTAGCATTTCATCCCCCTGGATCTGATCAAAATATAATGAAATAATGTTTACATCTGTATACGAGTGTTTACAACGTGTTTACACTATTTAAAATGTAAACAAATAATTATTTTTACATGTTGTTTTTTTAATTAGTTTCAACTAAATATAAATTAGTTGGATCTATTTAATTTGAGGCCATTTTTAAATTAGTTTCATCTATTTTTAAATTAGTTCAATCTAAATAATTTCAGGAACTTTTTAAATTAGTTGGATCTATTTATATAATTAGTTGAAACTAAATATTTCAGGCCTCAAATTAATTTAGTTTGATCTATTTTATTATTTAGTTGAAACTAAATTTTAAGATCCTTAATTTTAATTAGTTGGATCTATTTATATAATTAGTTTCAACTAGATATTATTTTAATTATTATAAATTAGTTGAAACTAAATAACCCTGAAACCCTTTGATAGCCAGTGTTACAAAAGTGTTGTTTTTGTGTTTTACTTTTTTGTATCATCTTTTTGAATACTTAAATCTTTAATAGTTAACTTTAGATCTTTTGGGTATTTGAATGATATTGCTTGTAATCCTAAAACTGTAGTCTCAAGTATTGCAGATATTGCAGCGCATACAATAGGATCTTTTGCGTGATCTACTGCGTATATTTCCATCTCACCGTTGCGCATTGTTACCGTAATATTAGTCATTCCTATACCCCTTTACATCTTAACGTTGTTAGCTTTAAAATCTCGCCTAACTTTGTACCATTCCTGAAGTTTTGCATTTGTAAATGTTACCTCTTTATCTGTTATGGCCACCGCTTTCCTATTCTTCCATTTTTGGATCTGCCTATTAATATAATTCTGTTGTTGTTTCTTTTTATATAGATCCTTTTCTTTTTGTAGCTGCTCTTTGCTTGGTGCTTTCGGCTTTTTACTTATACCAGGTATAAATATACTTACGCTGTGTTTGCAGTTGGGATGGAACAGACCAGCGGCCCTGGCATCTGATAATGTTCCATACTTAGCCATTAAACCGCCATAATTCTAGTAAAGAGATCTTTAATAATTGGGCCTGCCTTTTGTTCTTGTAATTCTTTAGCAATTTTTGCTGATATATAAGTAATTTGTGCTGCTGTAAAGCCTGCTGCTACTGTTGCATCTGTAGAAACTGGAAATATAGTTGTTAATACTGTTTTTGCTGCTGCATTTACCACTGTAGTTTTTGCCATTATAAAACGCCTCCTAATTATTTTAATATCTTTTAATTTGAATATACTGATTTTATGATATATCATCATATATCTTTGTATATCATTTTATCTATATATATCAATAAAACAATATACATCATAATACAATAATATACATCATTCAATATAATAAATGTTATATTGAATGTTCCATAAAGTTTACACCATTTTTTAGGTAATTTTTTTTAGGTAAACTATTTTAAATATTCAATCTCTTTTTATAATTTTAGTATATATCCATTATTAACTAAATACAATATTTATTCATTTGAAATAAGTATTTTACCCTCAAAAGGCAAACATAGATCACTTGCGCCTGGATGATATGAAACTATAACTAGATTAATTCCTAGTTCATCCATTCTATCCTGTGTTCCTGCCAGGTTGGCTTGTACTAAATTAGATCTACACGCCATTTCACTATAGGCCTGTAAACTCCAATTCCTGCCGCCTTTATCAACAAAACCTGTAACACCTCTATTAGCGAACTTACTTAGACTACTTTGTACTGCATCCCTTAATGTTCCTGATCCTGTCATAGTTAGCATTACGCTGTCGGTTATAACATGCCTATATATATCATCTGCTGCCCTTATAATTTGTGGGTGGGTTCTTAATAATTGATCTGTTAATGCCTTTGCTAGTGCCTGGATCTTATATATATCTAGCTTTGCAAATGCAATGCTGACTTGAGGCTCTATGATGCCCACCTGATGCACAAAATATAATTGCCCATCTCTAGTGCGTGCTATACCTTGCTTTTTTAAATCTGCATCCACTGAATTTAAACCTTCTGTATATGCTTTGTTTATAATATCATAGCTTTCACCAGGTACTTTAAGATTTAAAATACTTAATTGTTCCAAAACATCATCCCGCATTTGCTGGATCTGTCTTAATTTTTTTCTTTCCCATAAAGGATCATCTAAACCTGATTTTAATCTATTAGTTATTTTCATAAATATTTCATTTTCTGCCTTACTATAAAGATCGACTATTTGCTTTGCAAGTTCACTATTCATATTTTCATTTATTCCTGCCATTACAAATCACTTACAATCATATTACTAATATTTACTTGATTTTTTATATCATCTTTTTGATTTACAACATGTATTTCAAAACCATGCAATACATCTGATATTGTAATAGATCTATGGAATATATTTTGCACATCTTTTAATATTAAGTCTCTAATATATGCGCTTGAACTTAAATTAAATATTTTTACTAAACATTCTAATGCAAGTGCGCCCTCCAAATCTCTAAAGATGATCTTTTGTTTCATCCCCTTGCCTCCTATCCTAGTATATTATAAATATATATTTTCAGTTGTCCTGAATTTCCGAACAACTCAATTAATATTTATCCTGGTATATTATCAATGTTGGCTGGCCCTATTCCTGTTTCCTGCAAAACTGTATCAACCTCTGCATCTATCTGCTGCTTTGTCCAGTCAGGATGTACCATTTGAACTTTAGTTCTAACACTGATCGCCTGCGCTCTATTTAATGTTTCTACTGTTGTGCTAACTTCTCCCATGTCAAAACTCAAACTATCTTGAAATTCTATTGTTGGTTTTATTACTTCAATACCAGGCGTTCTAAATACCCTCTGATCTATATCAAGTAACATTTCTAATAGATCCTGTAATGCCTGCCTAAAGAATATTTGTTTTTTACCTGTTGTTACTAATGATTTTCTTTCCCTTAAATTTAAAGCTGTGCCGCTTTCTGCTTGGCCTGATATATTCATACCAAAACTTTGTGGGCTGTAACCACTATCAGTAATGGCCTGCATAACCAATTGATTAACTGTGTCCTTATGCTCTGTAACTCTTAGATTAAACTGGACTTGGTTTATTCCTTCGCCTTTTGCACTTAATGGATCTATATCTAAAGCTGTAAATATTTCTCGATCTGCATTAAATGTAAATTCACCATTTTGGCGTTCTAACCAGCTTTCAGGTATAATAATGCGGGCCTGGCCTAACTTAATTTCTTTGATCCAACTTGTATAAGTTTGATTTATACTATCAAATAGGCCCTCATTGCCCTGGTAATCACTGTTGCCTAAACCACTACCCCTGTACTTTTTGTTAGGTTTAATATTAGCTATATATCTAACCATTAAATCATCTATTCCAGTTTGTATAATGTCCTGAAGATCTGCTGTACAAGATAAACTTGTTAATGGCACTATAAAACCAATATTATCATAAGATCCACGATACAAAACATTTTGGACTTGGCCTTTTGTGTGTAATTCAATTAAACGCCACACATTTTTGTCATCCTCATATACTTCTTTAAAAAAGTATACATCATTTAAAAAGCCCCATTTAAAGGTTGGTATTGAATGATCCGCCTGAATAACATCAATAATAGGAATATCTTTAAATTCTACATCCCAATTAGGCTTTAAAAAACATCCACCTAATGCGCTTGCGCTTTCTGCTGCCTCTAATATCTTAGAATAAAAGTCTCCATCTGCTAGGATCTTATCAAGCCTATCTTGCGTTGCTGTTGCGCTTGCGCTTGGATTGTCCTGGTGGGCCTCTGCAATTCTGATTATTGGCTGTTCACTAAATAATAAGTTCGCACTTGTGCTGCTTATATCTGCGGCTACTGGTACAAACAAATAAGTCTGTATTTCTTTTCTTAAATGCGTTTGTCGCATCTTGTTACCTGGTAGATATGGCTGGTTTAAATGATCTGTATATAAATTTATAATACTTTCTACATCTGAAGAATACCATGCGGCCCATTCTGCGTATTTATTATAAATACATTTCCAATATTTTGGTAACCATTCTGAATTTTCTTGTGGTAATGGCATATAATTTCCCCCTTTTATTTTATTTCTTAATTTTATAATAACCAAATTTTCATAAAATTTAAACTAAATTCAATGTAAATAATAATATTGTTACATTTATTTATTTTAAAATAGATCCAACTAATTAAAAAATAGATCAAACTAATTTTATTTTGAGGCCTGAAAATTTAGTTCCTACTAATTATAAATTTAGTTCCAACTAAATAAAAATGAGGCCTGAAATATTTAGTTTCAACTAATTATTAAATTAGATCCAACTAATTTTATTTTAAGATCTTAAAATTTAGTTGAAACTAAATAACCCTACAACGCTGTGATAGCCAGTGTTACAAAAGTGTTATTTTTGTGTTTCGCTTTTTAGAACTTAATTAACATATCTGCTCCATACTGATCTTGTGCTTTGTGAAACATAGCGCCATGCATCCATTAGATGATCGAATAATTTAATGGGCTTGTCCTCTCCTATTTTCTGTGCCTTACTATCCCATGCATATGCTCCCATCTCTTGCAGCGTGTTTTTACATCTTGCGTGTACTCTAATCATGTCAGCACCTATTAGATTACAATTTAATTCTATACCCAATTTTACGCTGTTATCTGCTTGTACTACATTTCTGACACCATCCTCATAAAGCTGCAACATAAATGCTACTGCTGAAGGATCTATGAATGTTCTTTCAGGCCTAATTGCTGCGCCTCCGATTGTTCGTAAATTATCCACCCACTTAATATAATCCTTTGAATACTGCGCAGGTGACTTTTGTATTCCTTCTCTACCATTATGATAATATTCATTTAATAAATATAATTTGTGATCCACGCCCAAACCTGCCAAAATAAATGTTGTTGGGTTCGCTGATCCATAATCCACCCCTACCCAATATTTCAACATATCAGGAATATCTATATCATTAACTATCATATCATCAGTAAAGCCGCTATAAATTACACCCTCTGCGAGTACCCATAAACCTAATATATTTCTTTTGTACCATAGGCCACTGTATGCGTGTTTTATGAATTGCAAGTATTCCTGGCTTAAATTAGGGTTGTCCTCTAGCATAAAATGGATAACTTCAACCATGCCCATATCTATTTTCTTTTGATCTGTAATGTAATCCCTGTAAAGATAATGGAATGGCGTATCAGGGTTAGTTGTTGCAAATAATTTAGATCCCTGGATGCTTAACCTATTTAATAATTGTAAAAAGAAACCTTCAGGCATAAGTGATATTTCATCCGCATATGCACCTGCCAGGGTTTTACCTCTTAAATATTTTTCTGATCCCTGATCTTTTGCGCCTATTATCTTAATTCTTCTACCAAATATTATAAGTTCACCACTATTTTGATTATATTTATAATTAGATGATCCGACTGTATCGAATAAATCATTAAGAATATTGTCGTAAATTGTCTCTTTACTGACACCAACCATTAATAATAACCCTGGTGGCCCTTCAAATATATATTGTAACCACTTAGGAATCATAGTTACCGTTTTACTTGACCTGACACTACCCTCAAGTATTGTAATTCTTGCGTGATCTTCTATAGGCCTACTAATAAACTGTGCTGATTTTAAACCCCATACGCCCCAATTCACCAAATTATTCACCTTCTTTTTTATCTAATAAAGATAGATCTATATTTGATAATGAATTAATTAATTCTTTAATGTTTCCATCATCATTACTACCATCTTTACTTTGTGCTTTTATTTTCTCCTGGATTAATTTTATCTTTTGAATTTCCATTGTTCTTGCGTTATCTGAAACCATTCCTGAAACCTTAACTAGAAACTCAAGTGCTTTGTGCTTATCATGCATTTTAATAAATGTTCCCTGGTCATTTATTTTAATCTCTTGAATTGTATTAGCATTAATTAATTGTCCATTCTTCAGGTGGCAATAGTCATTCATAGCTGTTATTTTATTACCTGCTTTGTCTAGTGTTGTACTTCGCTTTCTTCCAACATCAACATATGTTGTAATATCACTAAAGGCTATACTTGCATATTCCATTATTATTTTAGTTTGATTAATGCTAAGTGATTTCATAGCGCATTTTTGAAATTCTTCAATGACTGCGTGAATGTTGTCTTTTGTTAACAAATTACTAGCAATAGATCTTGCTGATTTTCTAGAATAGCCAGCGGCAATGGCTGCCCTTGATCCATTGAAATCAATACAAAACTCCTGGCAAAATATAATTTGTTTACTAGTCAATTTCATATGCAACGCTGCAACGCTTTCCGTTGCATCCATGTTAGTGTTGCATAAAACCGTTGCATTTTCCGTTGCATCTGTTGCGCTTAACAGAATTTTTTCGTCTTTTTTATTTACCGTTGCATCCGTTGCATCATGTTTTATCGTTTTTTGTGACCGTTGCATCTTTTTTGTATTATTGTCTACCGTATCAAGTCGAGTATTTAGGCCCTTGTCCCATTCTTCACGTTTCTTTCTACTGCGCACCGTTGCATATTTAACATTATATTTAATTGCTAGTTCTTTTAAACTAATTTTACCCTGGGCCAAAATATATTCCTGTTTAAGTAGATCATCTTTACCCCCCACATGATCACCTTCTTAATTTTATTTTTCTTTATATTTTATAAACTTTTTTAATTCAGTTTTACATTTTGAGCAAATATTTATGTTTTTAAATTCAATAAGATCTTTAGATGATCCACATATTTTACATGTTTCAACGTATTTTTTTAACACAACGTTTTCACCATCCATGTAAATTGCTAATGTATCAAGTATATTTATATGGACTTTCCTCATTACTTTTCTTGGTAATCCTAGCCTGCCTATTCTGTCAATTTTCCTTACGTCTCCTGTCGCAACTTTCATTTTTAGCCCCTTTTTTGTTAGTTATTTGAATTTAATTCTTGTATTATTGAAATGTTAAATCTTTGTTAATTTATTCTAGCATAATTAAATATCAAATAATATTTTATAACAAAAAAAGTTGGAAATTATACATATAAACACATATAATTCCCAACTTTATTAAATTTTTTAGTTTTATGTAAATTATTTCTTAACAATATTTAATATGTATTACAAATTTCTACATAATAATATTATTTTTTCTTGATCTAAAATCATTTTCAAATAATAGTTTTTCAGGAATACAAAATAATTTAGATATGGATTTTTTACAGGGCTTACTAACATTCATGTCTGTATATAAGATCCTTTGAATTGTCTTAATGCTTACGCCTAATTCATCTGCAATAGTTTGTGAATTTAATTGATAAACATAAACTAATCCAAATAATAAATAGTTCCCAATATTAACATTGTTCATTTTTTCACTAAATTTATGTACTAATTTTTCTTCTCTTAAAACTTTCCTTAACCTATGTGATATGGCCCTGCTGTATGGCCCAAATAAATCATATACTGATATATTAAAATAAAATGCCATTTTCTTTGCTATTAATGGGCTTGGAACTTTTGCATTATATATATACCTTTGCATACTCCTATGGCTGCACCCACTATATATAGCTAGTTCCGCCAGTTTCGTATCATAGGCATAACATAATGCAGCTAAAATTTTATTCTTTATATGAGTTGTGGCTGGGCTTTTAAATCTATTAACCACTATTCCATGACATAAGTTTTTCATAACATCCTCATTTGTAACATGATCCATTTGTTGTGTAGGCCAGTTTCCCATAATTCGACACCATCCTTCGTGTTTTAATTATAACATAATAAAACACTAAAAATAATGGGCTTATAGCTAAGTTTTAACATGTTTTTTATTAAATGGTTATGACACAATAATTATATATCATCATATATCATCATACATCATTAAAGGCCATTTAAAGCCCCTGTAATGCATTATTTTATAAGGGCATATTGTAGTATGTAATAATTGTTTCTATTGATCCTGAATGAATCGCCTATAAACTAACAGGGAACTTATATAAATGTTACCAATTATTTTTCACTATCTCTTTTGGCCACTAATTTAGTTAAAATTGATGATAAAATATTAAACTCAAGTTCATTTGTTTTGCTGGAACTTTGTAATAAAAGATGATCTATTTTAGCATTAATATTTTTAATTTCTAGTTCTAATTTATCAAGATCCATTGTTTCATCTACCCCCTAATTTTTATCCCTGGCCATAATTTTTTTCATCATAATATTATATTCATCTTCTGCTGCATCTCCTGCTGGATCTTCTATTGGATCTTTTTTTGGATCTTCTAACGCATTTTTATATATTTCTTCAGAATCACCTATACCAATTTGATCATATAATTCACCTGCATCTGATAACTGTGGTATAACATTTTTAGTAATATAAATCTTTAAACCATCATATTTAGCGCCTTTTTTAACTGGCTTATATGTAAATTTAATATCTGTATATTTCATAAGTTCCATTTGTGTTTTTTTTAAAACTTTTGAATTGAAATTTCCATAAATATTATATGATTTATTAGTACAATTTATATATTTTTTTATATCAACTAAAGAAACTTCCAAAACCTTTTTATTACCATATTCAAATTGTTTACATTTTAAAAATTCATACATACCTATTGAAAATTTATTTCTTAATTTTAAAACATTCCATAATTTATATTGCACATAAAAATCTTTTAATTCTAATAAATAATTCTTTAATGATGGGCTAAATTCTAAAGTAATAATTCCTGATCCTTTTGTATAACTGGCACATGATAACCATGATAATATATGCGTTGTTTTACCATCTTCTATTTCAAACACTTTGCGCATTAAATTTTTTGCTATTTCAGGTAAAGTAGAATATTTAGTTTGATCTTTTGTGCCTAATCCTTTAATAAAATCTTTTATACTTAAATTATATTTTTTAAATTCTTTATCCTTCATTTCAACTTTGCAGGCTAACCAGCAAATTAATTTTTGTTCTGTTAAAGTTAGATCATACTGGCATAAAACTAAACTATGCTTTTTACTAACAATATAATTTTCTTCTTTTATCATTTTAATACCTCCAAATTAAGAATAACATAAAAATAATACTAATACTACTTAGAGTATTAATATTATTAATTTCACACTTATATGGTATTAGTTTTTTATACTTTCACACTTGTATGGTATTAGTTTTCACACTTGTATGGTATTAGTTTACACTTGTATGGTATTAGTTTGACTTTTAAACGTTGGCTGTCACTGGCTTATAAGTACCCTGTAATCATTAATCATTAGTCTTTAATCATTAATACTTAATCAATCTATCTATAGAGTAATATTTTATTTTAATTTTCTACCGCACTTAGGGCAATATTCAATCTCATACATTGCATCCCCATCTGCTGCTGCAATAATAAAATATTCATTGCTTTTTAATTTAATAAATAGATCCACCCAATTTCCATTATCTAATAATATTTCTTGATTTTCTTTTAAGTCACATATGCATTTATTCATTAGATCCTCCTGAAAATTAAAATAAATTTTAAATATTCTAACTATTTCTGATATTTTGGTATATACTGGTCATATCGTATTTATACGTATTCATAGCTTTCTGTTTTTTTCTATATATATAATTGTTTTTTTTCTTACTTTAAATTTGTTTTTATCATCATGGTTAATGTATGAATCTTTATAATCTCTCAATAGTACAGCCCCAAATTATGTATTGAACCAACTTTTAAGTTGGTTCTTGTTTTATTTTGTCGAATAAAGTCTATATTAAGTCGGTTATGCTATATATTTTAAGCCCTTCTTATATCAATTCTAAAGTATGTGTTTTTCTTTGAATACAATTATACCTAAAACCGCATTAAGGTTATACAGTACCCCTAGAATTAAATAATAATATGTACTATTCATCTTAATTCATCTTTTAATTGCTAAACTTCTTAATTTAAGCCATAACTTTTGGAATATCTTATATAATCATTTTGCAATATTCCTGATACAATATCCGTTAATTCATTAAATTCAGTTTCATAAAGTTGAAATATTTCTGCATCTTGATCTGATCCCAGGCATAAGGTAAAGCCCTCTAGTTTAAATGCTACGCCTAGTGTAAAGAAATTTTTATGTTTAAGATCCAAAACATTATCTTTATCACATATTTCTAATATTTCTTTTGTTTTTTCTACAACCTCCTGGTTAGATGATAATAATTTCATTCCCTGGATTGCATAAGTTTTAAAATCTCCATATTTACCATTAAAATCTACTGTAAATACATTATTTATATCTTCATCTTTGATATTATGATCTTTTATATTGCCACTTTTAAATGCTTTCATTTTCAGGCCTCCATTATTTTTTAATTAATATTAGATCATCAACAAACCTTTCTAAAACCTGGTTTCCATATTGATCTACTAATATTATTTTAAATATTGTATTATTCTTTTTTATAGATGAAATTGTTAAAATATCATTGATTATAAAAGTCTCTTTTGTTGAATAATTGCAAGCTGCATTTATTAACCTAACATGATCCCCTATTTCAAAAGGGCAAAACGCCCTATATTCTTGCATCATCATTTTTTAATCCCCTTTTTTTAATATTTATCATATTCTGTTTCTTTCCTCCAACCGTAACCACCTGCTATTTTTTGTATACCATTTAAAACATTGCATATTGATGTTCTATTAATATAATTTTCTTTTGCAGCTGTCCTAATACTTTTATAAAAATCTAACGTTTCACCTGTTTCTATGTCTATTTTAAGAACTGGCTTACACATTGTTGTCTTACCACCTGATAATAATCCTAAAGATCTTCTATCAATCCATGCTAAATTATTAGCATTATTATCATATTTCATTTTATTTTTATGATATATTACCATGCCTGGTGCTGGCTGTTCTTCTAAAAATAAACTCGCTATTACTTTATGAGCAAATATAGTCCTATAAATACCATCTATTTCAACTTTAATTATAAGACTATGATTATTACCTGTTTTTTTTATGAATGGCGTTAAATAAAAATATATACCTTTTTTATTAACCCTTCTAAATCTGCCCAAATTACTACATTGATATTTTATAGATCCTTTTATAAATAACCAGTATTCTAAATCATTATCATTGTTCATGGCCATTAATATCTTCACTATAAAGACTTTCAGGCTCATAATCTCCGTCACATTTGCCAGTATAATCATCTATATCAAGATGCCCATATTCAAAATCTTGATTAAATTCATCTTCCTCATATTCATAATCTATTAATCCACAATTTTTACATACATAATCATCATTATTATATGGCCTTCCTACGTGATCCACTGATATTATTGATATATATTTAAACTCATGGCCTTTACAATTATTACAAATCATTTTATTACCTTCCTTCTATTTATTTTAGTAGATCTATTATTAGTTTTAATCCATCTGAAGTGCTTTCATAACCTTTAGAATATAAATAATCGCCCCATTCATCTCCATAATTATTTTCATCTTCCTCATTTAATTCATTTTCATCTAATTTATGATTAATATATAACCATAATTTAAAATTCATAGGTTTATTCATTGCCAGGCCTCCATATTTTTATTTTTTAAAATTATTATATGAAACTATATTAAACTCATAACTTTCTGTTATTGGATGATTTATTTTTAAATATTTATATCTCTTTTGGAATATTTGTTTATTATCTAAATAAAATTTAATTACAAATAGATCATAAATTTCTTTTAATTCATATTCATCTGCTGTCAATATTCCACAATAAACACCATCTACAAATAATGTTATTGATGGGAACAATTTTTGTTCAATCATTCCCTTATCACGTTCTAATAAAACTTTGCTCATAATTACCCCCTATGAATTAC